AATTACCTGAACGAGAAGGGCATCGCGGCGATGGGTGCCTTCTGGGAGAAGCGGCGTGAGAAGACGCTGGTGAACGTGCGCTTGCAGGACCTCCAGCAGCAGTTCCCGCAGATCGACATTCAGGCGTTGGTCAATGACGAGAACGCCGCGTCCGATCTCAAAGCCATCTTCCAAGAACAGTACAACTGCTCGGCCAGCAAGGCGGGCAAGATGCTGAAGGAACTGCGCGACACGGGTGAAACCACGGTGCCTATGGACGGCCCCGAGCGTTCCTATCCGGTGCTGCGTGCCTTCAACCTCGACGAGAACCTGTTCATTCCGTCGTTCTCGCTGGATCTGGAAAACGTGCCCGGCATCTACCGCGTGGAATACTTCAGCGCGGAGCAGCTTCGTGCGATGGTGAACACGGACGGCTGGGACGAGGCGTGGGTGGAAAAAGCCATCAAGACCGTTCGCGGCAAACTCATCACCATCTCGCCGTCCGAGTATTTGCAGCCCATCAGCCGCTCGTTTGTCTACACGCAGCAGCGGTTCACGGACAAGATTGGCGTTGTGTACGCCTACCAGCGTCTGTCCGACGAGGATGGCGTGCCTGGCATCTACTGCACCGTCTTCAACCCGATTTTGCCGCCTGACAGCAACCAGCCTGGCTATGCCAAGAGCAGCCTGCTGGGCTACGCGCACGGCCAGTATCCGTTCACGCTTTTCCGCCGCGAGTATCTTAGCCGCAAGTTGCACGACAGCCGTGGCCTTCCCGAGCCGGGCAAGCCGTGGCAGGACCAGATCAAGAGCCACAAGGACGCCCGCATTGACGCGGCTTCCCTTGGCGTGTTGCCGCCGCTGTGCCATCCGCAGGGTCGCCCGCCTGGCCGCTGGGGTCCGGGCTCGCTCATCTCCGAGCGTCGTCCTGGCGAATACCATTACGCCGACCGTCCGATTCCCGACATGAACACGGACGACTCCGAGAACCGCCTTGAGGCGTCGTTCAAGGAGTACAACGGTTTTGCAAGCCGCGAGGGCGATCCCGCCATCGACCCGATCTACAATCAGTTTGAGATCGACAAGTTCCTCACCTCGCTGGCCAAGACGTTCCGTCAGGTCTGGAAACTCTACAAGCAGTACGGCAACGAGCAGGTGGCATTCCGCGTGATGGGTGTTCGCACCGCAGACCCGACCCTGTTCAGCAAGGGCGATGTCAACGAGGACTTTGACTTCTACCTCGCGTGGGATGTGCAGAGCCCCGACTTCAAGAAGATGTCGGAGAAATGGACCGCCATCATCCAAGGAGCTCAGACTCTCGACCGCAACGGCGTCGTAAACTGGGCCGAACTCTGTCAGGCGTTCATCTCGTCCATCGACCCGAACATTGCCGAGCGCATCATCCAGCCGGTCAGCGAAGGCCAGCAGAAGGTGGTCAACGACGAGCACAACGATCTGGCGCAAATCTTCGCTGGCATCCCGAAGAACATCCGTGTCGGCACGCCTCCGCAGCTCGGCTTGCAGGTCATCCAACAGTACTTGCAGCAGCCTGACGTGCAGCAGCGTTACGCGCAGGACAAGTCGTTCCAAGAGCGCATCAACGCCCGCGCCAAGCAATACCAGTTCCAGATGCAGCAGCAGCAGAACGCCGTTACTGGCCGTCTAGGTGCCGCGATGCCTGGCCCAATGCCCGCTTCCACCAACAATGCCTAAGAAACCAATCCTTACTCCCCGCGAACGCTCCGACCGTCTTCAGAACGCCATGGCCACGTTGATCGGCAACGAGGCCTTTGGCGCGTTCATTGACGAACTGCGCGAGCAGCAGCGGGCCGCCATGCTGGACAGCATGTCCGACAAGGTGATCGCTTCCGACCGTCTTTCCATGGCCGCAGTCGGTGAAATGCGTGCCTATGAGGGCGTTATAAGCATGTACGACGACTTCGTGCAAACGAAGCTCGCGCAAGCCGACGCAGAAGCCGAATTGCGCGGCAATTAGGCGGTTAAATCGCCATTTTGTAAGAAATAGGGGCCTGTTTTTCTTACAGGCCCTTTTGCTTTGTTGGGCATAATTCCCCAATTAGGAAAAATAATCGTTGACAGCATGGTGCATTAGTAGAACTGATGGCCGCACTTGGCATCCCGCCATGTCCACAGTCGCTTGAGACTCTAAACCATGCCTAACGAAACAGTTGAAGCTCCTTCGCAGCCAGTCAGCGCACCCGCGCCCGAGACGCATAGCGATGCCCCGAAAAAATCCAATCTGAGCGTAGCCCAAGCGGCGGCCCGCCTCCTCAACATGGAGTCGGAAAAAGCCCAAGCAGCGGCAGCGCAGGCGGAGCAGATTGAACAGGCGGAAATCCCGTCTGAATCCATCTCCGAAGTGTCAGAACCGGCGCAGGCCGAGTCTGCCGTGGCCGAGGAGCCCGAGGCGCAAGCCGAGGAACCCCAAGGCGACGACGTTCCTTCACAAGACATCAGTGACGATCTCAAGAAGAAGATCGACAAGCGCATCGGGAAAGAGGTTGCCAAACGAAAGGCACTGGAGGCGCAGTTGAACGAGCTGAAGTTGCAGGTGCAAGCCGCGCAGCAGCAGCAAACGTCAGCCCCGCAGCCGGTGGTCCCCCTTCCGCAAGGCGCACCTCCCCTCGCGCAGATCGAGTCGGCTTCCGACCTTGTTGCTTTGCAGCAGCAGGCGAAGGATGCCAAGCGATTCGCGCAGGAGCAGCTTGACCGAGACGATTTCGAGCCCGTTCGGGTTGGAGACACCGTTTTGGACAGGAAAGCCCTTAAGACCATCATCCGCAACGCGGAACGGACCCTTGAGGACGAGATCCCGCAACGCGCCCAGTTCATCCAGCAGCGGCAGGCGGCGCAGCAATTGGCCTACGAGAAGTTCCCCTTCCTGAAGGACAAGAGCAGCCCCGAGTATGTACAAGCCCAGCAGGCCTACATGCAGATGCCGTGGCTCAAGAACCTGCCGAATGCCGATTGGATCATCGGAGTGCAGATTGAAGGCCTCAAAGCCCTTCAGTCGAAGGAGAAGAAGGCCACCGGCAAGACCGGCAAGCCCCAAACCCCCTTCAGCACGAAGCCCCCTTCGGGGCAGTCGGTTGTCTCTTCAAATGGCGAAGCTCGTACTCCTTCGGGGCAGCGAGCGGCGCAGACGCTTGAGGCCATGCGCTCACAGATGTCCAAGTCGGGCGGCGTTTCGGCAAACCAGGCAGCCCAGTTCCTTCTGGCGCGTGAACTAGCAAAACAAAATCGTTAATTTCTCACTACCATGGCTCTAGCCACCACTTACAACGTCGCGGGTGACCGCGAAGATCTCACGGATTTTCTGACCATCCTCGCCCCCGAGGACACCCCGAAAATCTCCACGTTCAGCAAGACCAAGCGCATGACCAACGCCTACCAGGAGTGGCAGGTCGACACGCTGTCGGCTGCCAACTTCTCCGGCGTGCTTGAAGGCCAGGATGTCCTCGCTTTCAGCAACCAGAGCGTCAACCGCGCCCGTATCGGCAACTACGTCCAGCAGTTCCGCGAGCAGTGGATGGTGTCCCGCCTCCAGGAGGCGTCGGATGTCGCCGGTGTCTCGTCCGAAGTGGCGCAGTCCAAGATGAAGGCGATGCGCGAACTGAAGCGCGACATCGAAGCCTGCATCGGCTCGGACAATGACCGCCAGCAGGAAGCCCCTCCGGCTCCGTACAAGCTCCGCGCCCTCGGCAAGTGGATCAGCACCACGCCGGGTTCGGACGTTCCCGCCGCGTTCCGCACGCCCGCTGGCAACATCAACACGGACGCCACGGCCACCCTCGGTGAGTCGGCGTTCAACGATGTGTTCCAGTCCATCTTCCAGCAGGTCGGTGGCCGCCGCAGCTACACGCTGTTCGCGGGCCCGTCGCTGAAGCGTGCGATCTCCAAGTTCCAGCGTCAGGAAGGCACCACCACGGCGAAGAGCTACATGGTGACCCAGGACGCCACGGAGCACCAGATCGACCTCGACGTCACCGTGTACGTCGGCGATTTCCACACCGTGACGGTCGTTCCCGACCTGTTCAACGGCATCGTGGACGGCGCGGACATTAGCACGACCACCTCCGCCCAGAAGGCCCGTGGCTACGTCATCGACCCCGAGCTGGTCGGCATCGGCTACATGCTCGGCATCGAGTCCAACGAGCTGCCTGACCTCGGCGGCGGTCGCCGTGGGTTCATCCTCGCGGCCCTCACCCTGATGGTCAAGAATCCGCTCGGCCTCGGCAAATTCGCCGCGACCAGCTAAACCGTAGCCATCAACACAGGAGACACATACCATGGCTGATACAGCAATTACCATCTCGCGCTCGAAAGCGTACAATCTGTCGCTTCACGAGCAGGCCCGCGGCTTCTCGCACAAGTTCACCATCCCGTACTCGGATGTCGCGCTTGGCTCGGGCAGCACGGACACCGTCACCGTGACCCTCGGCGCGCTTCCCGCGAACTGGGTCATCAACAACGCGCTGGTGAACGTCTCGACCGCTTTTGCGGGCACGACGGCCTTCACCGTGCAGGTTGGCACGACCACCGCCACGACCGCCCTCGTCACCGCCCAGTCGGTGAAGACGGCTGGCGTGCTGGCTGGCGTCCCGACCACGGCCACGCTGGTCAAGGCCACCGCCACGACCAACCTGGTTGCGGTATTCACGAATGCCACGGGCGGCAGCCCGTCCGCCCTCACGGCGGGTCAGTTGGACATCTTCGTGAACATCGTGAACCTCGGCGATTCGCCGAACCTCGGCTAACACCGCGCTTGGGGCACCCGCTTAACGGCGGCTCTGCCCCAAGTGTTTCTTATCCCCTTCCAATTTTATGTCAGTACTCGCACCCACCACCCAGAACGGCATTGTCACGGATGTTCCGAAGGACTTCGTGCGTCAGTGGTGGAAGCACATCGACGGCTCCATCCCCGAGGAGAAGGTGAAGTGCGAGCTCAACCAGCAGATGCTTGCCCGCGTCATGGCCGCGCAGGGCAGCACGCAAGTCGAGGGACTGGGCCAGCAGGCGGCGCGAATCGACGCCCGCCTGTTCTTCCGTTTGCAGCAGCAGCATGGCAACGCCGTGCATGAATGGCTGCCCGAGTATCTTAAGGACAACCCGCACCTGTGCAGCAAGGGCTACCGCCCGAAGGTTGATCCTCGTCGCAAGGGCCTCACCGGAGGCTGGTATCCGAAGAACGCCGCTTGAGAACCATACCCTACAGCTCAGTTCTGGCCAACATAACAGGCCTGATCGGAATGCCCCTAAGCCGTCTGACGACGGAAACGGCGGCGGTCATCAACAACCTGTTCTACAGCAATGTGCGCCAGTTGTGGGGTGCGGGGAACTGGACGGACATCAGCCCTTACGGCGAGGCGCGGTTTGCGGGCAACCTGCTCACCTACCCGAACGACGTATCTAAAACAGCTTACTGGACGGCCACCAATGTGACCGTGACGGCTAACTCCATCGCAAATCCAGCGGATAACCGCCAGACTGCATCAAAGGTGTTGGAGACGTCCGCCACAGGCGCACATAAGGTTGTCCAGTCCAATTTGGCGGCATTTCCGACCACGCAGTACCAGTTGTCCTTCTACGCCCGCCAGAATGGCCGTAATTGGCTCTATTTGGCGGCTAATGACGGCACGACCACGTACAGCGGGTTCTTCAACGTGTTCGGGGGCGTGACGGGGACGATTGCCAACTGCTCCAACTGGAACATCCAGCAGTGCCCGAACGGCTTCTTCCTCTGCACGCTGACGTTCACGACTGGAAGCAGCACGACCTACCTGAACGTGACGGCGCAAATCAGCACGGACGGCAGCACGCTGTCCTATGCGGGTGACGTTACGAAGGGCTTGTATCTGTGGGGCGGATTGATGGTGCAGACCACCAACGTCAGCCCGCAGCAGTTCATCCTGCCGCCCGACCAGCTTGGCGAGACGGAGATTGACCAGCTCTTCACGGCGTGGGTGGACAATCCCGCCATGGTGACCTATCCGCGCCAGCAGGGCTTTGTGGTGACGGATCAGGGCTACCAGATGATTAGCTCGGCAGGCGGGTTCATGGGGACGAACGGCTACGTCACCTACAACACCAATCCGGCCAACCCGATCTACATCTACTACCGCAAGGCTCCCTACACCTATCAGGGCGACGAGTACGATGCGACGGCGACGTATGTTGCGGACCAGTACATCTACTACACCTGGACGACCGGGGCTCGTAAGAACACGTCGGACTACTACAAATGTACGGAGGCCACGACGGCTGGCCAGACGCCCGAGACGCATCCCAACAAGTGGGAGCTTCAGCCGATTCCCGAGCAGCTTTTCAACGCCCTTGTCTGGCAGACCTACGCCGACTGGCTGATTCAGGACGGTCAGGCGGACAAGGCGGCTCAGGCCTACGTCATCGCCGACCAGAAGAAGAACGAGGAATGGGACCGCATTGAGCGTCAGTCCCCGAACTCGTGGCAGATGCGTGTGGCGACTCACACGACGAGTGAGAACCGCGCATGGTAATAACTTACGAATCTTAACCAGCCCACATCATGTCGTTCAACTATTCCAACCTCTTTCCGTATCCGAACATCTATCGTGGTACGCCGGTAGCCGACCAGCGTCTGACGGTGGCTGGCACCGTGGTGACGCTCTCGGCATTTGCCGACACGACGAACATGATTGTTCTGGACGTGCAGGACGCCGACGTGATGGTGACGTTTGACGGCTCCGATCCGTCGTCCACGAACGGCCACCGCCTGTACAGCGGCTCCCATTTCACCTGGAGCCGTGCGACGGCCACCGCCGCCCGCTTCATCCGTCAGGGCTCCACCAGCGCGGCCATTCAGGCCAGCGAGTTCGTCCTCTAAGAGTCATGGGCCCCGGCCTCTTCGCCTCGTTTCTGGACATGCTTGGGGAGCGGATGTGCACCGCCCTCAACGACAATGTCATCTACGACAGCAACGCGCCCGTGGCCCCGAACGGCTATCTGGTCACTTCTACTGGTGATCGGTACATCACGTCCGGCAGCGACCTAATCGTTTACGTTCAAAAGGAATAACCCAACATGGCTGACATTCGCATCAATGCCCTGACCACCACGGCCACCAGCTCGGCCAGCGACGACTTTATTGCCATTGACGGCGCGGCCAACGGCACGCGCAAGATTCTCGCCAGCAACATTGCCCAGAACGTCAGCGATGTGGTTCTTGGGGTCAATGGCCCGTCCGTGAAGAGCAGCCTTGATGCGCGTGCGGCGCGTCAGGGGCTGGTGTTTGATGGGACGAGCGGTTCTACGCTTTCCAGTCTTCCGGCGTTTGGAACCTCTGATTTCTCTGTTTCTGCGGTAGTTAACGGCTCGTCGTTTTCTTCAGTTCCGAGAATCATTGGCGGCCTTACCAATTCGTTCGTGTTGATGGTTTTGAGTAACGGAACTTTGCTTTCGTCGATTCAATCCGTTGCAGACAACACGGCTTCCACTGGTGCTCTTACCGCTGGGAAAAACCATCTGGTAACGTATGTGCGTTCGGGCACTACTGGCACTTATTACATTGATGGAGTTGCCGCCGGAACTACGACTGATTCTCGAAATTACTCGGCAGCCTCCACCTTCCTTGGAGCATCGTCGAGCATCACTACGGTTGTCTGGCCGGGCGTCATTGAATCACCGTTAGTCTACAACCGCGCCCTCTCCGCGTCGGAGGTGGTGAGTCTGTTCGAGGCGGGCGTGCCTGCGGGTGCGGATTACAACACGGCGAGCAATACTTCGCTGTCCACTAGCGCGCTGACCGCTGCTACGCTTTACCCGATTTATTCTACCTTTAGCAGCACGGCCACTAGCTTTTCAGCTCAAGACGCGGCTGCTTATCATGCTGCCGCGACAAACGCCGCTTTTGCTGTTAGTGTCGGTCAAAAGATTCTTGTTTCATTCACGCTTACTCAAAACGCATCCGATTTCCCTCAGGTCATTCTTAATGATTCATCAAGCGGAGCGGATCGGTCTGCTGGAGTAATTGCCACGGCGGGAGCAAATAGCATCATTCTCACGGCAACCAGTGCCGGTACTGTTCGCGTTCGTTTCTTTAGTTTTGCAGCGTGTAATTATTCGGTTGCGAATCTTTCGGTCACCCGCCTCGGCCTCCTCCTCGCCCCCGACGCCTATCAGGCTGGCGGCGGGTTGGCGTGGTACGACACCTCGGGCAACGCGGCGAACATCACGCTGCCCGCGTCAGGCGTAAGCTGGAACGTGCCGAGCAGCCAGAAGACGGCGAGCGGGTGGACTTACGCAGGAACGCTGGCAACGACTGGAAATCTTACAATTAGCGGCACGGGGAGCAATTACTTTGAAGCTGCAAACCTGAATCCTCCTGCCCTTGGATCAACTGGTGGAAGCATGAAAATGCTTTATCAGTCGCAATACGGCCTGATCTCTGGAGTTGCTGGTGCTGGTTATGGCTGGATGCAAGTGCAGCGAGTGGACGGAACGGCAACGGCTTATTCGTTGGTGCTTCAGCCAAACGGCGGCAACCTCCTCCTCGGCACGACCACGGACAGCGGCAACGGCAAGCTCCAGCTCGCCACGCACACGACGAGCGCGGGCGGCATTGGGTTTGGGACGGATACGGCGTTCTATCGTCAAGGTGCTGGTCAACTGACGTTGCAGCACGTTGGCGGGGCAAATCCGATCTTCCGCATTTACGAAAGCTCAAGTCTTTCCTATTCGGTCGAAACGGCGTCCCTTAATGCGTATGTTTCAACCCATTCGGCTGGTGCATCGTTGTACCTCCGCTCGGGCAACGCCACCACCGCCCTCACCCTCGACAGCAGCCAGCGATGCATCCTAGCTGGTGCTTTGCGGCTTAATAATGCTTACGTTGCGGGTGCTCCTACTGCCACTGGCTACGTCACTATTCAGGATTCCGCTGGCACCACCTACAAGGTACTCGTTTCCACCTAATCTCATGCTCACCACCGACATCATTCCTGTAAAAGTCTGGCCCGCCGAAGCCACTCAGCTTGCCATTCGGTCCATCACCCTTGGCCCGCCGCCGTCCTACTACTTCCAGCTTTTGGCCGTTGATGGCACGGTGCTGAAGGATGGCAATGTCAGCATGACGCAGGAGCAATGGGCCGCTTGGCCCGCCGATGCGGATGATGACAAGGTGCAGCTTGACGCCATTTCGGCCAATCTCGGCCTGACCCGCGCCTAATGCGCCTTGTCGGCTTAGTCGTTGGCCTACTCATAGCCGCCCTTCTGCTGCTTGCTTTCTGGCAGCACAGGGCGATGGCCAGCGGCTTGCCGCCCCGCATTGTCTGCCTGTCGCCGGTGGACGCCCACATGCAGGCCGGTCCCACGGCCTATGAGGTGGTCGGAACTGGCAGCATGGCCCCATACATTCCCGCCGCGCCCAAGGGAGCCGACCCCAAGTCTACCGTCGTAGCCCTCGCAAAGCCTGTTTCCTTGCCTTTTAAGGCCATTCGGAAGGGCGACCTAGTGATATATCGTCCCAAGTGGGCAAATGGGCTGGTAATTCATCAGGCGGCTCAGGAAACGGCTTCGGGCTGGATAATGTCGGGCCTAGGCAACAAGCAGAGCGAATCTTTCGAGCCGATCACCGAGAAAGAGTTTGTCGCGCTGATCGGGGCTGTTTACGTCTGGTGAGCCATGAGCAATACATCCCTGACCACCAAACAAGCGTTGGAAGTGCTGGCCCAGGCCGCTGCCGAGTTCAAGGGCAGCCGCCGCGACCATGAGCTGATCGAGCAGGCCGTGCGGACGTTGCAGCCCCTCGTTGAGCCCAAGGAGGAGCCAAAAGAGGCTGTCTGACGCTAATGCGGGCTTCTTAAACGGGAGCCCGCTTCTTCTTTACAAACAATGGAGCGTTATCGCGCATACGGACAGGAGGACGACCAGCCGCTGGTGGTTGGCGACGAGCATTTCCTTGGGGTGGACGAGTACAACAACCCCGAGAACGTGCAGCCCGCGTATGTCCAGAAGGCGGTGAATTGCTCCTTCAGCACGATGAACGCCGAGACGCGGGGCGGGTTCGTGTGCCTTCCCGAGCTGGGGGCTACGCCTTTCGGCCAAGTCTGGACACAACAGACCAGCGGAACGACCGATGCCTTGATTTCAGTGGCTTACGGCAACGGCTATTTTCTGGCTGTTTCCAACACCAAGGTGCTGAAGTCCACGGATGGCATAACTTGGTCCACTACCGCCACTTTTACCGACCTTAATGCCTACCAGATTGCGTTTGGAAACGGCACCTTTGTCATTTCCGGTGAAGGTCTTGCTGGAGCCTCCTGCATCAGAACCTCCACGGATGGCGTTACTTGGTCGTCTCCAGCCACCGCGCCAACCACGCGGGTTTACACCGTCCTTGAGTATGGCGGAAACATCTGGGTGTCGTTTGCCAGCACCGGATACGTCATTTACAGCACAAACAACGGATCCACTTGGAGCACGGCGACAGCCGTAAGCGGAACAACCAACCCCACCGGACTCGCTTACGGCAACGGCGTGTTCATTCTGGCCGTAACCCTTGGCCGCGTCTACAGAAGCAGCGACGGAATCACCTGGACCCGCATCACAACCGCACCTTCTGGCCTGCATGTGGATTGCGCTTTTGGAAATCAGATCTTTGTGCTTCTCAGCGCAAGTGGGGCAATTTACACGTCCGTTGACCTTGATGTCTGGACGCAAACCAGATCCGCAGACACACCCACGGCAGAATGGACTGCGCTGCTTTTTGACTCGGGACGTTTTCTGGCTGTTTCCGCAGTGTCCATTTACGGTGCTCCTGCTCGCATAATCAGCTCCATCACCGGATCGGGCTGGATCATTGCACCGGCAATTCCGCAGCAGGACTGGTATGACATCGTTTGCGGCGGAAACATCTGCGTGTCGGTGGGAGGAGGAGGATCGATAATGACCTCATCCAACGCCAGCACGTCCATCTACGGGTCGGCGTTGTATTCCGAGCCAAACAGCCCAAGCAATGTTTACATGATGCTGGTGGGCTACAACAAGGTTGGCTTTTACTCGCCCGGCCATAGCGGAAAATCAATTGGGCTTGGATCAGGCAATTACGTCACGCAGCAGTCCACCATTGTTCAGGCCAACAATTACGTCTATCTTTTCCGAGGAGATGACGCCAAGCCGCTCTATTGGAATGGCGATTGGAACACGACGTTCGCGCTAGTTCCTGACACGACGCTGCCCGCGACGTACAACAGCATTCCGAACTCCAACCAAGCCACCTATTACCAGAACCGCCTGTGGATTCGTAGCGGCAAGGATAGTCTGGCGGCCTCGGATGTGCTGGCGTTCAGCGACTACGACCCGCTGGCCAATGAGTTCAACCTGAACACGGGCAACAGCGATTATGTCGTGGCCACGTTTCCTTTCGGCCTGACCTCGCTCGTTTGTTTCAAGAACAAGTCCATTCAGCTTCTGCAGCAGGTGGATGGGGCCTTGACGGATGTCATTGTCACGGAAATCACCCGCCAGGTCGGCCTTGTGGGCATCAATGCCGTAACCAGCGTTGGGCCTGATCTGGCCTATGTCAGCTACGGCAACATCAACCTGCTGACGCTCACCTCCACGAACAACGCCATGCAGCACAAGACGCTGCCGTTGTCGTCCCGTATTCGACGCATAATGAACCGCGTCAACTGGCAGGTGGGCTATAAGATCAGCCTAGGCTACTGGAACAACAAGCTCTACGTCAGCCTACCGCTGGACAACAGCCTGTTCTGCAACGCCGTCGTGGTGTACAACTTCATCACGGAGAGCTGGTACGGCGAATGGAACTTCAGCCCCGACATGAACATGTGCATTCAGGGCTGGCAGGTGAACGACTACCTTGGCCTGCAACGTTTGCACGCCATCACCGAGGATGGTCGTATCTTTGTGACGGACGAGGGCCAGAACGACATTAGCGGAACGACGGTCAGCGAAATCAGCTTTGAGCTGCTGACGCGGGCCTACAGCACGGCAAAGATGGACAACGAGCGTCGTGGCATGTCCATCAATCATTTCCAGCGGCGCATGTACGCCGACCTGTCCACCAATCGCCCTGAGTTCTCGGTGAGCAGCTATACGGATGGGGCGAACGAGGAAAGTGTGCTGCTGACCGACCAGACGTACACGCGGAGCCAGAGCTGGCGGTTCAATGATGCCTCCTACGATCTGACGAACGCCAACGACGACTACAACCGTGCCTATCGCCGTGACTACAGCACGGGACCGGACAGTGTTCAGTCTGGGACGGGTTTTCAGCCGGAAATGACGCAGGACATCCGCATTCCGATGATTACGCAGCGTCAGGGCCGCCTGAGCTGGCTGTCACTCACCAACACGCAGGGCTACCTGATGCTCAAGTCCATCGGCTTTGAGAACAGGGCTGGCCAGCGCGGCTCCACCATTCAAGCCTAACTTCTACCATGGCATCCGTAACACCAGGCTACTCCTTTACTGGAACGACCGATCCGATCACCTACACCAAGCTCAATCTGCTGGGTCAGCCAACGGTGAGCATCGGCGCGGGTGAGGTGACATCCTCAATGCTGGCGTCGGGCAACACCTATCCGGCCCCGACCCTTAGCGGTGGAACTACGATCACCCAGAGCACCCCGCTTTACGAGACGTACAGCACGGTGACGTTTGGGGCGTCCGTTGCACTCACGTTCACCACGACGGATGGCAATACTCGGCGCATTGCCTGCACCAGCAGCACGGCATCCACCATCACGGCCAGCAGCGTGCCGCGTGCGGGCTACAAGCTGATCCTGAGCTTCACGACGGACGGCACGGCGGGCAACGTCATCACGTTTTCGACCGGCTTCAAGACCGTCTCAACGTATTCTCTGGGTTCGGCCAACAAGTACTACAACATCGCCTTCATCTCTGACGGCACCAACCTGATCGAACTCTACCGCACCGCTGCGGTCGGCTAATCTCTACCCGCCATGGCTGAAGACATCAACGGACTAGTGAACGGAATGACGCCCGACCAGTATCAGGCGTTCTTGAACAGCATGATGGCCCAGCGGGGCACGGGCTTTTACGATGCGGGTGACTTCTTTCAGGCCACCGATCCGAACGCCCTGACCAACTCCCAGACGCTTGGATATGACCCACTGACCGGTTTCAACTACACGAACGAGTTTGGCGGCTCCGACAACATCTTCACGCCGCGTGACGTTACTGGCGTGGAAACGGAGCGCACGCTGGCTGAACGCACTTTGGCCGAACAGCAGGCCGCTCAGGAGGCTGCCGCCGCTGCCGCAGCCAATCAGCCGGGTCTTGGCTCAAAGATCGGTTATGGCCTGCTTGGTGCAGCTACTGGCATTCCTGGAGGATTGATTCAGGCTGGCGTCAATGCCCTAGGCGGTATGGGCGGCCAGAACGTCGTTGAGGGTGGAATGCTGCCTACCTACTACACGATTGGAGCCCCGACTGGCTATGTAGATGCGGCTGGCAACGCCCTAAATCCCGACACCGGCCTGCCCTATGACATGACTGGGGCTGGCATGGTTGGCGGTGGCGGCGGTGGTGTATCGATTCCGAAGACTGTCAGCACGCCGACAACCACTCCGACTACTGGCACGACCACTGGAACTGGCGAGGGACCCGGCGAGGTTCTTGTTGCTGATCCATTCCAAGTAACGGCTTCCGGTCTTCCGCAAGTGACGCTTGGCAGCGGCCTAACTTCTACTAGCGGCGGTGGCGGTGGCAACATCGTTCAGATGCCTGGGGTGACGGTGACTGACACCAAAGTTCCGCCTACTGGCACGCTTGCCCCTTGGCTGCTCCAGCAGTCCGGCTACGTTTACGATCCGGCTACGGGCAAGTACACGATGCCCACGGTCAAAGTGACGCCGCCGTCAACGTCAACGCCCACAAACACGCTGAACACCAGCAATGTGTCGTTTACGGACGCGCTGAAGAACTTCAAGACGACGAGCCCGATCATGGGGCCGACCGCTCCCACCTCAACGCCTTCCAGCAAGACCACGGACAACACGTCTACGTCTACCGGCGCAACCGGAACGACTGGAACGGATCTTGGCCTTGGCAGCCTTGTAGGCACGGCTACGAACCTTGGAACTTCGGCCCAGCGTGACTTCGCCAAGGAGCTTGCCGCTTCCCGAGCCGCTTTGCAGGCCGAGCAGGGCAATCTGATGGGCATGTATGGTGGCATCTACCAGAACCTGCTCAATCAGACGGCCATCCCGAAGGCTGCCCAGCAGTCTTTGGCCCAGATGCAGGCCGATGCGGCCAAGCTCCAGCGGGCGCAGAGCGGTTATCTGAACGCCGAGGATGTACGTCAGGCCCAGCAGGGTGCGCGTGAAGCCTATGCGGCACGCGGCCAACTGATGGGACCTGGTGCAATTGGGGCCGAGATCCTCAACCGCGAGGCCATCCGCCAGCAGCGCGAGAACGAGGCGCGTGCGGGCTATCAGGCGTCCATGGGCAACGTGTTCAACGCGGCCCAGCTCCAAACCGGCAACATTTTCAGCCCGATTGGCAACCTTGTCAGCGGCACGTTCAACCCGCTTGGGGCCTATCCGCAGGACGTATACAGCACCAACGTCAACGCCCAGCTTGCCCGCGACATCAGCGCGGCTAACAACGCTGCGGCCATCGAGGCGGCCAAATACGGGGCTGCTGCCAGCCAGAAGGCGGCCACGACTGGCGCGGTTGGCAATGTTCTCGGAAAGCTGTTGCCCAGCATCTTCGGCTAATTCAAAGACGAATCTACCATGCCCTACGCACCAGGAGTACAGGACATCAGCGGTCAGCTTCGCGCCCAAGGCATCGCCCAGGCTGGGCAGGCGTGGTCGCAGGCCATTGGCAACATCGGCAAGGACTTGGGGGACGCTTTCCAGACCTACAAGCAGAACCAGTTCATCACGAATCAGGCGATGGGCCAGATTGCTGGTTACACGCGGGCCAATCCCGAGGTGCTGAAGTATTTGGAGGGTGCTTCGTCAGACGATCCGAACGCTCCCACGCTTTCGCCTGAAATCCTAAAGTCTTGGGCCAGCGTAAAGACTGGTGAAGGCGTTAAGATGAAGGATGCGGCGATGGTGAAATCCTTCCTTGAGGCTTACGACAAGAACAAGATGGATCAGGCGCAACGCCTGCACATTGAGAATCAGAACAAGCTGCTTGGTCAGCAGTTTGAGCAGAATCAGCGCATGGCTGACTTCATGAAGCAGTACATGACGCCGCAGCCTCCTTCTGGTGCGCCTGCTGGTGTCGGTATGCCTTCCGCTGGGGTTGGTGCTGGTACTGGAACTGAAGCAGCTCCTACTGGAGAACCCACAGCGCGTGATGTCACTGCCAAGCTCATTCAGAGCACTGGCAAGATGCCTACGCCTGCCCAAGTCACGGCACAGCTTCGTCAGGACATTCTGGAATACCGCAAGGGGAAGATTGAGTCCAAGGAGTATGCTTCACCTGAATTGGCCGCATCGGCTGCCAAGGATGCCGTGGCTCAAGGAGCTTACCCAGAAGGCACCATTCCGATTGTCAAAAAGAACGCCCAGACT